TCCCCAAATGGAGCTTCTGCGAGCGCGGCCAAAGTGGCGGCGAGTGCCAAGCCGGTGATCTTCGTCTTCGACTGCTCGTCGATCTGCACGGGGCCGACCGGCGTCGGGGCGATGCCGTTTTCCAGCTCGGCGCGACGGGCCTTGACCCGCTCCCACATGTGCGCCCGCGCAGCCGCTAGATCGGGCACGAAGGTCCGCGCCGCGAAGTCCGGTACCATGAACGGCCCGTCCCAGCCCTCCTCGAGCGAGACCAGGTCGGGATTCTCCGGGGCATAACCTTCCGGGTCGACCAGCTCCACGCAGGGCGGATCTAGCTCGGTGCGCCAGAGCGCGTGCGTCACGCTCATGACTGGGCCCCCGAGGCGCTGCCCGTCACATAGACGTGCGAGGCGCTGCCGGTGAAAACGCCATAGCCGATCCAGCGCACGTAATAGTCGGTGTTGTTGGAGAGGCCGGTCTTCGTGTTGCTGACCACCAGCGACCCGGTCGTGTTGGTGGATCCGTCCGTCGGCTCCTCATACCCCGAGCCGCGACTGGCCGTCGTGCCGGTGCCGGAGATGCTGGCGTCGGTCCAGGTGGAGTTGTCGATCGAATATTGCGCCTTCGCGACCAGATAGGCGGAGGAGCTGGTCGGCGAGCCGAAATTATACTCGGCGTTCAGGGTGAAGCGCAGCACGCCGCCGGCGCTCGAGCGGATGATCGTCGTCGCGCTCCACAGCCGCTGCGGCGAGCCGTCATAGGAGGTGTCTGTGATGTCCGCGCTGAGGTCGACAACGTAGGACGTCGCTCCAGCGCCGCCTCCGGAACTGCTCGGCGTGCCGACGAGCTTGTTGATCCGGACCGTGCCGCTGCGCGTCACGCCGGAGTAGGTGACGCTGACCGTTACCGAAGCGTCGAGTGCAGTGACCGCGGTGACATTCACCTGTCCGGCCGAGAGACCGGATGTCGAGACGGTGCAACCCGAAGGAGTGTAGGTCCAGGAGCCCGACGAGGTGAGGTCCGTCGTGCCGGTCTTCAGCGTGCTGACCAGCAGCCGGTTGAGCTCGCCGGCGAGGGCCGTCGTGCCGGTGCTGTCATAGGAAACAGTCTGGGTCGGCGGAAGGGTCAGGACGGCAGAGAGCAGGCTGTCGGCCTCGCTTATCGCCTTGTCGAGGAGATCGAGCGCTTCGGTGAACGCCCTCAGGCGATATTTGAAGACGTCGCGGCCCGCTTTATCCAGCGCGCCGATCACGATCACGGGGTCGCGCACGGAGGTCGAGCCGGTGGTCGCGGCGTTGAGGCTCGTGTTGGTGCCGGCAGCAGGGTAGAGCACGGTGTACATCGAGGTCTGTCCAACAGGGACCGTCGTGGTGATGTAGATGAGCCATTCGTCATCGTTGATCGCGACCGATCCGGAGGCCGTTGGCGAGCCAGTGACGCTCGTGACGGCCCCGGTCGACGTGTTGAGGAAGAGGTCCTTCTGGTTGCCGCCCGCGCCGTCCATAACCCGGAAGACGGGGACACGCGTGGCCTGGGCGACGGCATCCTTCTTGACCACCCAGGCGGCCGTGATGGTCTGCCCCGCCGTGAGGCCGGTGCGCAGGTAGAAGCTCTCGTGGAACGTGCCGGAGCTGCTGTCGGTGACCGTATAGTGGATCCCGCTCGCCGCCGTGCCCGCAGCCCCGGAGAACCCCCCCGGGAACGCCGGCGCGAGATTGGTCGCAAGCGTCGTGTCGGCCGAGAGGTCGTCATAGGTCGGCGAGATGCCGGTCAGGAAGGCGAGGAAGTTCGTGCGCGCGGTGCTCGCCGACGTCGTGCTGATCCCTAGCGTGGTCGCCCGCGCGACAACGCTAGTGTAGCGCGCACCCAGGACCGCGACGTCGTTCAGGAAGCTGGTCTTCTCCGCGATCGCCAGGATGTTGTCGTCGACGGCGTTGACCAGCTGCGTCACCTGCGCCGCGCTCAGGCTGATGACGTCCAGAGCCGGCGTCGACCATTCCCCCGTCGCTATGGTGTCGGTCGAGCCCGTGCCCGAGGCCAGAGCTCTCGTCGTGAAATGGTAGATGCCTGAGCCCACGCCAGGGTCTGCCAGCGACCAGCTCCCCAACGTCCCGCTCAGGCCTCCCGTCGAAAAGGTGTAGGTGAGCGTGCCCGCAGGCACCGAAGGAGCGCTGTTCGTTGCGGTCCGCAGGTGGAGTGTGACGATCGCGTTCGAACTGCCTGCGGAGCCGGTCGAGCCGGTCGAGCCAGTAGCTCCCGTCGACCCCGTCGCGCCCTGGGCGACGCGAGTGACCGAGATCTTGTCAGTCAGCGTGACCCCGTCGGTCAAGGTGGCGCTGACGATGACGCCGCTGGTGCCGTTCCGCGCCGCAGCGAACTGTCCCTCGGTCATCGTGACCGAATTACCCGTGGCCGCCGACAGATAGGTCGTCGTCGGCGTCATGGCGTTGCCGGAAGCATCCGTCACCGACCAGGTAATCGTCGCCGTCGTGTTGACCTTGTTCGAGCTGAAGGTTGTCGTCTGCGTCGAGGGCGTTGCCGCCCCCGAGCTGTCATAGGCGATCGTCTGGCGGTCACTCAGGATCGAGAGCAGCTTCGCGTCCGCACCGGCAGGGCCGGTTGAGCCGGTCCCGCCCGTCGAGCCGGTGGCGCCCGCCGGCGATTTCGCGAGGCTGAAGACCTTGTCGAAGATCATCCCGGAGTAGAGCCCTGAACCGGTCGCGCGGATCGTCAACGTGGCGAGCGCCTCACCCGCGTCGAAGCCCGCGGTGACCGTGTAGGTCTGCGAGGTATAATTCACGCTGAGGGACTGGGGATTCCCGCCGCTCGCTGTCGACAGGGTGAACAGCGACGAGACGTCCTCAAGGCCGGCGAGGATGACGAACGAGCCGCTCGCTCCGCTATAGCTGCTGACCGTGCCGTCCGCGGCCGCCGGCAGCGTATGGCTTTCATTCGTAAGATAGGCCGCCATGCCGACCGTCATGATCCCCGCCGTCACCGGCCCGAGGATCAACCGCTCGCCCGGAATCCCGTCGACGACGTAGGAGACCCCTGCGTAATAGGTCCCGCCCGAGGCGATGCTCGCAATCTCCACCCGGGTGACGCCGGCGCCGTAGACGCCCCACGCGCTCCAGTCGGTAACATCCTCCGGGTCGGTGGCGCCGTCATCGCGCCAATATTCGAACCGAACCTGTCGGGCGTGAGGATCGTCGACCGCGCCGGTGACGGCGAGGATCGGAATGGCCGGGCCGCCATCGTCCAGCATCTCGGCCGCGAGGTCCCAGGCGTCGCTGTCCGGAGCGCCCAGGGCCGGAGGCGCGTCCTGCTGCACCGCCTCGGCCAGATCCTCGGCGAACTCGCCATCATCGTAGACGGCCGACGAGATCTCGCGCAGCGACAGCGTGATCTGCCACTTCTCATCGATGCTATAGGCCTCGATGCGGAAGGTCTTGGTCGCCCCGCCGAACCGGCGCTGGCTCGTCCAGTTGATCCAGTCGCCTTCCTCGAGCTCGCAGAAGCGCGGCCCGAGGGTGATGCCGCTGGCGCGACCCCAGAGCCTGCCGAGGCGACGGACGATCTCTGCGACCGCATTGGCCTGCGCCACACGCTTGACCAGGCGCAAGGTGACCGGCGCCTCGCGCGGCTTGCCGTCGGCGATGATATCGTCCGTGTCTCGGCAGACCGGCGCGCCATGATCGGCCCAGCGCTGGCTGGGCTCGACATAGCGGGCGACCACCGTGTTAATCCAGTCGCGGTCGCCGTCCGAGAGCATGCCCTGGTTCCACTGGATCTCGGCGCCGATCAGGATGTCGTCGTCGGTGAAGGTGGCAACCGGGGTCTTCGCCTGTCCGGGCTCCAGCTCGACGCTGCCCTCGCGCTTGATGATCACGCCGGCGCAGGCGGCCGCGAACATCTCCTCGACGTCGAGATGCTCCTGGTTCGCATAGATCGGGCCGTCGACCCGATAGCGCTTCTGCCCATCGACCAGCTCGTCGCAGAGGTTGGCCGGCGCCGCGACATTCTCGGGCGGCGCCTCCTCGGCGCTGAGGCCGCGGCCGATCAGCAAGGCGGCGGGATTGCCGACCTCGTCATTGGCGTAGAAGCCGCGCGCCCAATGGTAGCGCGCCACTGGCGGGTTGTCGGACCATTCCCAGGTAGACGGGTCGCCCCAGCGATGGTCGCCCTCGCCGCCGTCCACCGTGTCGTCCTTGCGCGGATCGTAGAGGAAAGCCCCCTTGACCACCCAGAGGACGCGCGGGCGGCCGCCGGGCCAGACCGGGTTCTTCTCGTCGCTGTCGTCGGCCTTGTAGCAGAGGGTGACGTCGCAGCCGCTCTCGCCCTGGTCGTCCGCCGTCCAGCCCGGGCCCTTCGTCGTGAGAATGCTCGGCAGGGGGTCGTTGGTCGTGTCGCCGCGGAAATAGATCTCGAGCTTGCCGTCGAAGCCGGAGACCGCGCCATTGCCGGCGAAGGCGTGATATTCGTCATTGATGTAGAATCCGACCAGGCTGTGGCAGCGATGGTCGGCGAGGCGGATCTGCAGGACCTCCCAGTCGGTCCCGTGCTTGCCGCCATGGTTGAAGCCGTCGGCCAGCTTGCCCGCGACGGCGCACTCGCCGATCAGCGCGTTGCGCGGCTGCTCGCCGAGCTGCAGGTTCATCTCCGCGGCCGCCCGTGCCGGGCCCTTCGGCGCCAGGACGGTGCTCAGCACCATGGACGTGCCCTGCAGCACCAGGCTGATATTGCCGGTGACGATGCCGGCGACGACCATGGCCGCGCCGACGACGATCTTGACGACCTTACCCATGGTGCGCCTCGGGCGGGGGCGCGGTCGCGCTCCACGCGGCGATCATGGCCGGTCGCTTCAGCCGGCGCAGGCCGAGCGCGCCGGGCCCGACCAGCATGTCGCCCTCGACGAGCATCAGCCGGATGCCGAGCTCGTCGTCGGCGATGCCGGCGATGTCGCCGCGCATGGCCAGAGCGGGAGGAAGGCGGCTGAAGCGCGCATCGATGGCGGCCTCGAGGCCGCCGAGGCGAGCCAGCAGGCGCAGGGCGCCCGCCTTGCTGCCCCAGCGCAGATCGCCGAGCCTGTGATGGCCCGTCTGCGCCTTCACGCCCTGCGCGGCGAAGGAGACGCAGTCATTCGCGTCCCGGCCCCAGGCGAAGGGCGTCGCCGTGCGGGCCTCGATATATGCGAAAAGGGCCGCGAGATCGCGGCCCCCCGGGATTCTGGTCTGGCGGGCAGCCATCAGCCGCCATCCATCGGGGCGTCGACCTCGAGGCCGCCATAGCCGCCCCCGGGCAGGCCGAGGACGGAGCCGGCCCGGGCGGGGCGTTTGCCCCCCCAATAGAGCATCTTCTCGCCGGCATAGGCCGTGTTCTTGAAATAGCCGTCGTTGGGATTGATCAGGCGCTGGTCAGAATCCGAGCACATGCGCTGCCCGCTCTGCCCCAGCCCGCGCGCCGCATCCTGCACCGAGAAGCGGATCACCGCGGCGGCGCCGACCGTGTCGACGGTCGTGATCTCGTCGAGACGGCCGCGGTCGAAGACATGATGGTCGAGCAGCGTCTTGCCGTCGCCCGCGAAGATCAGCCGGCGGATCACCGCGGGCGCCTGGCGCAGCTCGTCGGCGTCGAGCGCCTCCAGTGCTTCCTCATCGATGCCGGACAGCTCGAGCACGATCCCGCCGGCCGAGCCGCCGAGCATCGCCTCGGTCCGCTGCGCAGTGCCGCGCTGGTCGAGGCCGATATAGTCCTCGCCATCAAGCTCGATGATGCCGGGCCCGCCCCAGACGTAGACGGGCGGATCGCACATGATCGCGACCGCACCCTCGACGATCGCCGTGCCGTCGATGATCGCCGCCATGGCGGGCCCGGAGAAGCTCTTCACGGCAGCAGCTCCTGCACTGCCGAGATCAGGCCGCCCTTGATCGCGCGGCGCCGATCGACCCCGTCCAGCTTGGTCTCGGGATCCAGCTTCATCAGGCAGGCGGGCTCGTCGAGGTGGGCGGCGGCGTCCACCGGCACAACGCCGGGTATCGGCGGCTCGCTCTTGAAGGTGATGTCGCCGCTCCCATCCGCTTCGGCGCCGACGACGACGCGGATCAGCGCGCGCCGCGGCGCGCCCTCGGTCTCCCAGCGGAAGTCGATATAATCGCCGATCGAAAGGACGAGCTCCGCCGGCATGCCCTCGAGCGTGACCTCACTCTCCAGGTCCGCATTGATGGTCTCCGACCAGCCCGTCGCGGAGCCGTCAAAGGCGCCGCCGCCGGCGCGCGTCATGCCGGCAAAGCCGGTGATATGGGCAAGGGGATAGGGCCGGGCGAGATCGGCGGCGTAAAAGGCCCGCTGCGCGCCGCGCAGCCGCGCCACCCAGGCCCGCCAGATGTCCGAGCGAAGCGCCCCGATGCGGCCGATCGACCATTGCGCCCGCCAGCGCGGAAAGCCGGCCTGCACGCCGCCCAGGCGACCGCCCGCCTCGGGCGCCAGATAGTCGACGCGCTCCGGCTCGAACGATTGCAGGCTGGCCCCGGTACCGGGGAAGGTGAGAGGCGTCATGGATCAGCTTTCCTGCGTTGCCGGCGTCTCATCACGACCACCACAAATGAGGGTAAGCACCGGAGGCTCACCGGGCGTTGAGCGGTCCAACGCAGCGGCATATTCGCGCATCGCCCTGGCCAGCGCGAAGCCGATAAATGGCTCGGGAGTCCGGATACTCTCGGCCAGATCAGCAGCGCCCCGCATTGCCTCACCAGCCTCGAGCGGCGTCATGACCCCTTTCGTCGCCAGCTGGAGAAACAAATCTGCGACGAGCGCAGGAAGGATGTTGACCAGCCCTTGAATGGCTGCGCCGGGATCGACTGCTTTCGTGTCCATTCGAAGCGCTCCGTCAGCTCGACCGGAAGATGCGACCATGGCTGTCGCGGTGTGCCTTCAACACGGCGGCAAAGCCCTGCTTCGCCCCTTCCGAGGCGGCACGGGCATTGCCCTCCTCCATCGCCCGGTAGAGGTCCTCCTGGACGACGGCGCCCCGCAGATCGTTGTAGACGAACTGGCCGCGCCCGCCGTTGTCGTTCACGCCCAGCAGGCGCCGCGTCTCGGCTGCCGGCGTCACCTTCGCGCCGCGGGGCAGATTGACCAGCTCCGGCCCGTTCTCGGCCAGCCAGGTCATGCCGCCGGTCCAGTTCTGGGTGCCCGAGGCGTTGCCGCCAAAGCTGCCCAGGATGCTGGAGAGATCACTGAGGATCGTCGCCGCCGAGGATCCGCCTCCCCCGCCGCCGCCACCGCCGCCCAGAAAATCGCCGAAGGTCGGGTTGTTCTGGTTGAACAGCATGTTCTTCAGCGGGTTGATCGCGGCGAGCGTGAGCATCTCCTGCAGGATCATCTGCAGCACGCGCATGCCGGCATTGCCCCAGTCATCCCAATTCTGGATGTTGAAGACCTCGTCGATCACCTGGCCGCCGACCTGCTCGAGCTGGCGCTGGGCATCGCGCACGCGCTCGACCTCGCGCATCAGCTGCTGCTCGGCAGAAGCCTTGGCGAGGATCTGGCGGATCTCCGCTTCATGCTCCGGCCCGAACTCGCGCTGCAGGCGCAGCCGCTCCTGCTCGAGGCGGACGAGGCCCTGGCGCTGATCCATGCCCATGCGGCCGAGGCCGAGCTCGAACCGGATCAGGGAGGCGCGCTCGTCCAGCTCGGCATTGGTGCGCGCCAGCTGCTCGAGCTCCTGGTTGCGCCGCTCGCTCGCAGCGCGCTCCGCGCGCTCGACGTCGTCCAGACCGCTGACCACGTCGGAAATCTTCTGGGCGTCCAGCCAGGCGATCATCCGCTGGCCATCCCCCGCCGACACCGCGCCGTTCGCGATCGCACGGCGAACGCCCAGGATCCGGGCCTCGAGCTCGGCGGCCGCGGCGGCGGCGGGATCCATTTCCTGCCGGATGCGGCCGACAAACTCCTGGCTCTCCTCCATGTCGCGGCGGAGCTGCTGCTGGGCGTCCCGGGCGGCGTCGGCCGCGGCGTTGCCGCGCATCGTGTTCCGCATCGGGTCGACCCAGCGGCCATTCACTTGGCGCTGCCAGTGCAGGTGCGGTGTTCCGCCGGCGGCATTGCCAGAGGTACCGACCAAGCCGACAATATCGCCGGCCGCGACCCGCTGGCCGTTCGTCACTCGCGCGGCACTGAGATGCGCGAGGAGATCTCGCGCGCCGCTTTCGGCACGAATCTCGACGTAGAGGCCCAGTCCGCCGGGCGCACTCCGTACATAGGCCGTGCCCCCCTCCGGAGCGAGCACGGCGTCGCCCACATCGCCCCGGATATCCGCGCCCTGATGGCGACGCCCAGCGATCCGCTGGCCGCCGATCGGCACGCCGCTTCGATCCGCGCCGAACGGGCTGAGGAGCGCGCCGGCAGTCGGGCGCACCAGCTGGCGCGCCTGCTCGCGCTCGGCTTGTTGGGCGGCGCGCGTCGCGGCCTGCGCCGCACGGATGTCGGCATCGGCCTTAGCGTTGATCGCTATGACTTGCCGGGTAAGAGTGCCGTTGCGCACTTCCTCCGCCGAGGCGACGCGGCGCGCGGCCTCGGCAGCCTCGCGTGCCACCCGCCGAATGCGCTGCTCTGGCGTCTCGCTGGCGCGCGCCGTTGCGCGCTCCACAACGACGCGGGACAGTGCGTCCTCCCAGAGCCGGGTGTTCTCGGCGATTTGCTGGCTGGACTGGGCCAGCCGCCGCTCCAGATCTGCAACCCGCGCTTCGGCCGCGTCGAGCCGACTGGCTTCCGCACTGGCCGTGTCTGCCGACACCGCCGTATTGCCCTGCGACGCGCGCTCGATCTCCAGCTGCGCCCGCGCCTGCGCCAACAAGGCCGCTGTCGTGTCTCGGATGGTGCTCGCCAAAATGATCTGGGTACGGGCGCTAATGCCCGCGCGCTCGGCCGCAGTCTGGTGAGCACGGTCCAGCTCCTCCAGGGTCTCGCGGTTCCGGCGCGTGGCTTCCGTCACGCCCTCGATCGTCGTGGCGAACGTCGCCTGGGCCTGCCGGTTCAGCTCGGCCTTCCTGGCATTCTCGACAAGTTCGCGGGTCGCCTTGTCCAGCTCGGTGCGCGTGTCGAGCAGGTTCTGGATGAGCGGGAGGAGGATGACCGTTCCGGCCAGGATGGCAGTGCCCCAGGCGCCGCTCATGAACGCCGCGAAGCGCCCCGCGGCGCCTTGGGAGCCCTGCATCACGTACGACAACTGAGAAAGCTGCTGCGACGCGGCGACCAAGATGTTGCCGCCGCCCTGCACCTGGATGAAGAAATCCTGGAATTGCTGGCTTGCCATCACCGCACGGTTGCCGCCGGCGCCGACCGCCACGCCGTGGCGCTGCGCGGCCATCGTGGCCTGGTTCAGCATCGCCTCCTCGGCGTCGAGCAGCTGGATGTAGCGCTGCTGCTCGAGCGCGCCGACCGCCTTCAGCTCGTTGATCTGCGCGACCCTGGCGCCGTAGCGCTGCTGCGCCGCGAAGAGCGGGTCGATCGCGGCGATCAGCTGCCGCGCTTCGGTTTCCGCCCGGTCGAGCTCCTGCGCCAGCGCACGCGCCGCGGCCGCCGCCGCATTGTTGCTTCCACCCGAGACTCCGGTCGCGCCCTCAATCCGGTTCTGGATCGGGGAGGTCGAGACCGCCTGCAGGCGCTGCGCCGTCCGGTTGGCGCGCGCCGCCGCGGCCTCGACCGCGCCGACCTCCCGGTTCCACTTCGCGCTCAGCCGCTCGGCCGAGGCGGCGCCGGCTGTCGAAATCTCCTCGAAGTCGCGGATGACGGTTGCCTTGCCGTCGGTGCCGATACGGATCGAAACGCCATTGCGGGCCATGCTTCACCTCACGAAAAAAGGCGCCGCCCCGATGGAGCGGCGCCGCCTCTGTCTGTTCTGCTTCATTCGTCCGGCTCGCCGAGCAGGGAGCCGATGATGGCCGCCTCGGCCGCCGGCAGCGCGTCCGCCAGCAGCTCGAGGTCGACGCCGCGCGCCTCGGCCACCTGGAAGAGCGCCCCGACGTCGAGCGCGAAGGGCGTCCCCATCCCCCCGACGCGCAGCTGCCGCGAGCAGTCGGTCAGGACGTCCCAGACCCCTTCCGCCTCCTCGGTCTGGAGGGCGTCTTTACGGTAGATGCAGGCGTGGCATCGCTCGCCCCCGGTCTGAGGGGCGCAGACGAGGTCGCAATAGCGCTCCCCGGCGTCCCCGCCTCCCCAATGCCATTCAGAGAGGCGGGCAAGACGTTTTTTTCCGCATCCTTCAGCCGGATCGGGAGCACATAGGCCGCCTCGGCGGCGTCGAGAAACTCCTCGTTCGCCAGCACGATGTCGAGCGCCTCCTCGGTGAGCGGCAGCGGCTCACCCTCGACATCGAGCACCCCCTCCCACTCCGGCACCTCCGGCGCCAGCAAGGCGAGCCGGATCATCGTCGTGGTCGAGACCTCGCCCGCGGCAAACAGAGCATCCTCCTGCTCCACCGTCAGCTCCTCGTCGGCGCCGATCGCGCCGCCGGCGGCGACGAGCGCGGCCCTGGCCGCCTTCCGCTTCATGACACGGGTGACGGGAGAGAATTTCGCCCGCACGCCGTTCGGCGCCTCCTCGTCTCCAGGCACCGCCGGGATCAAGGTCAGCCAGAAAGGCTGCGGCTTCGCAAACCGCATGGCCTCAATAACCCGTGAGGTCGTTGACGAGGACGACGGACAGGACATGCCCGTCGGCGCCGGAGGCCTGCCACTGGAAGGTGGCCATGATCCCGCCGGGGCCCTCGATCGGGCGCTTCACCTTGGGCAGGAAGACCCGCTCGTAGGTGAAGAGCAGCGAGTAATTGTCGAAGGCCCAGCCAAAGGTAAGCGCGACCGGGTCCCGGCCCGTCGCCGCATCGAGCATCGTGTGATCGGCGAAGCGCATCTTCACATTGCCGGTGCCCGTCGATTTGGCCGGGTCGGCATCCTCGATGCGCCCGTCAGGGCGGATGGTCTCGACCGGGTCCAGATTGTTCGAATAATTGACCTCGGCCTCGACCACGCTGGCCAGCTGCACGCCGTCCTTCGTGATCTGGCCCGTCGCCTGGGCGAGACGCGTCACCAGGAAGCGGGTCGGCGTACCCGCGCCGGTGCTATCGTCGATGTCCTCGCCCTGGGCGATCAGGCCGATGCGCGCATTGAGCTTGCCGCGCCGCGACATGCCGATCTGGATCGTGTTGCCGCGCACACCGAAGTTCATGCCGAAGCTCGGCACGTCCGGCATGCCGATCTCCAGGGCGAGCGAGGGCAGTTCGTCCTCGCCCGAGGTAAAGGTGTGGGTGTTGGTGCCACCGCCGAGCGTGGCGCCGGAAGGCGTCGCGTTGCTGCCCACGCCCGCGGCCAGGGTGAAGGCATTGCCCGCCGCGCCTGGCGTGTCGTGCGTGACGGTCAGGACGGATCCGCCGGCGGAATAGGTTGCGACCGCAACGCCGGCAACGCCGCTGGCATTGAGGGCGGTGGCGAGCGCGGTGACGGTCGCGCCGACATTGGCGCCGATATTGACCTGGCTGCCGGTCGCGCCCGAGGCCTTGAAGGTGAAGGCGGTTCCCGCGATCGTGACCGTCGAGTCGACCGCAGGCTGCGCCGAGAAAGTCAGCGTGCCCGTCGCCGCGACGGTCCCGGCTGCGCTGACCGGCGCGCCGAAGAGCAGCTTCAGCCAATAGCCGATGCCCCGAACGTCGACGGGCACCGTGATGTCGCCATTGTTGTTGGCGACGTCGAGCTCGGGATCGAGCGGCTCGCGCCCGGTGCCCAGCAGGTCGTCCTCGAGCAGGCCCTGCTCCTCGCCCATATTGGACTGGACGAACGGGAGCAGGACGTAATTGCCGGCGGGCGGAGTGCCGTAGACACTCTCGAACTTGGCCGCCAGCAAGGCATTGGCGCCGCGTGCGCGCATGGTCTTTCTCCTTCAGGTTGAGGCTGCCGGCGGCGCCGGTCAGGCCAATGGATTCAGGGTCGAATAATGGGCGGTGATGTCGAGGTCGGCCCAATTGGGGTTCACGCCGTCCTCGTACCGGTCCGCGAATTCGGGCGCGCCGGCCTCCAGCCATTCGCAAAGGCCGCCGAGCGTGCGATCGGCCGCGACGGCTGCGCCGATCGCCTCGAGCATCGCCACCAGCCCAGCGCCCTTCACCGCGTCGTCGGCGGCCACCTGCAGCGGGATCTGGTGCTCGTAATTGTAGGCCAGCGGGCTCAGGTCGACCTCGGGCTCGCCGGGCTCGCCGGGGAAACCGATCACCGCGCCGCCGTCTGGCACCAGCTCCGGCACGCTGGTGTCGCCGTCGAAGCCGAGCACAGTCGCGCCGGGCAGGGCCGACACCACCAGCGCTTTCAGCGCGAGTAGGACGTCCATCTGCTTCATGCCGGTGCCTCCAGCTCGGCAAGGATCAGCCCGGGCGAACGATTCGCCCAAGCGAGCGCAATCCCCTCAAGCTCGATCCTCTTCGTCCCGCGCCGCTGGCGGGCGAGTGTGAACATGTGGATCAGCCGCTGGGGCTGCCCGCGACGGGCCTTGCTTCCGCGCGCCGCAACCAACGCCACCAGGTTTCCAGGCGTGCGCGAGCTGGGCCGATAGATGAACGGTCCGAAGCGCGCTCGCACATCCTCGGGCGTTGCCGCCCGACGACGGCGGCCCCGCGGCACGTTCTCCGTCGGTATCCAGAGATAGCGTGCGCCGTTGACCGCCCGGATCGTCGCCCCCGACGCGAACAGGCTCATGATCTGCGGGGCCTTCGACCACACGAATGCCGCGGGGTTACCGCCGCGATCGCGATTGGCGTAGACACGGCTGCGGACAGCGCGCGCGAGCGGTTGCCCAAGACCCGCCGCAACCACCTGGTCCCGCCAGTCTTCCTTCACTCCATCCGCGATCGTCGCCATGGCCCTGAGGTTGGCCTCGTCGATCCGCTCACTCTCGAATTGGAGCGACTCACGCAGGCCGATCATCGCCACGTCCCCGCGCATCTCAGGCGTCCTGCAGGTCGACCGACCAGAGATGGCCGGTCTCGTCCAGCTCGGGACGGCCCACGATCTTCAGGGTCTCGGCGCCTATCGTCAGGAACCCGCCAGCTTGGACCAGCGCCACGTCGTCGGCATTGATCAATCCAGCCTTCCGCGCGAGCGCGGCTCGCGCCCCGGAGCCGGAGCCGAGCTCGACTTCGAAATCGGTAGGCCGATGCCGATTGTAGATCACCGTGCAGGCCGCGCCGGCACCGCCGCCGGGAGGCGCAAAATAGAGCGCCTCCTCGGCATGCTCATCGCTGTTGAACAGCGACGCGCGATCGGCGGCGGATTCGACGGGCATTGCGGATCAGACCAGCTGCGGATCCGCCACCGGCAGCTCCGGCTCGGCATGGCGGACCTGGGCGAGCAGCCGCAGCAGGACCGGCTTGTTGGCGTCGGACTCGAACGGCACCTTGCGCAGACTGAGCTCGGCCTTCACCTCCTCGGCGTTCAGCTCCTTGTCGAGCGCCTTCACGGCCGCGTCGATGTCGAACGCCGGGGTCTGGCCGTGCGCGAGAAGATGCCTGAGCAACTGGTCGGACTTGTCGCCGTCGCCATACTCGACGCCTTCGTCGGCGAGAAAGTCGCGCAGCTCGTCGAGATGCAGGATCGTGCCATCCTCCGGCACGCCATGATCCAGCGCGGCTGTAAGGGCACTCTCGATCGAGGCATCGGCGGGGAGGTCCAAGCCGGCAGCGGTGTTGAGCGTGGCGATCAGGTCGCCACGGCTCACCCCGTCGAAATCGGCGGCAGCGACGGCAGCAGCGGTCGAGGGCCGATGCCGGATGTCTCCGCGATCGGCGAGCTGCTGCAGCTGCTCGTCGTCGAGGCCCAGCTTCTCGGCCTCGACCTCGTCGATCGTCGTCCCCGCCGCCGACACGTGCGGACCCGCCTTGGTACCCCCGGTGAGCTCGCGAGCGGCGACGAAGCTGCTCGATGCGAGCAGCGCGAATCTTGGCTTCTTGGCCATGTCAGGTCTCCTGGAGAAAGGGTGCCGGCGGCCGCTCGGGCCGCCGGCGTTGTTGGGTTGCGGCGGCCGCCTAGCGGACCGTCGCGGCAAGCGTGGCGTTGATCCGCCGCGGCGCGAGGATCGGCGCCGACTGGGTCATCACAAACTCGCCCGCCGGATCCTCCTGGATCCAGTTCTTCGAGAAATAGCGGGCGGCGCCGTAATCGTTGCGCGGATCGAGGATCGAGCCGAACAGCTGCGCGCCCTCGATGCCGCCCTGGCTCCCCATGATGACCGTATAGTCGGGCAGCAGCTTCTGGGTGGCGCCCGCATCGTCCTCGTAGAGGTCGTTATAGACGTAGAACTCGACCCCGCCGATCCGGCCCATGAACGTCGGGCTGCCCGGCAGATCGGCGCGAAGGCCGAGGCTGATCGCCGCCGTCTGGCCGAGATCGCGGGTCAGCGCCTTCTCCGTCTTCGGATCGGCGACGAAATAGCCCCACGC